AGGTAGGTTACTCGATTATACTCGGACACAGTAAAAGTGTTCATACGAGTTTCTAGCTGTTGATAGCTGTCCAACCATCGGCCAAGAACAAAATAGTTTGAACTTCCGGCGCCGTAAGCTGGATATCCCATATATCGTCTGATATCGACTTTGGTATCATCGTCAACGACGGCAACTTGCACGCCATTTGGGCCGAGGGTCGTGGTTACTGGCATGGTGTCTCCGTTCCTACGGAGTATTTAACAAAAAGGGGGGAGCCTGCGCTCCCCCCTCTTGCGATCGTTATTCTGCGAAGAATATTACGATTGGACGCACTCGATCAACGCGGCCCTCTTGCGAATTGCATTGTTCGCCGTCGGCACAGTGGTCGAAGACGTAACGCTATCAGTCGGGCAAACGAAGCCGGTGTAAGACGCCCAAGACTGACGGATAACGTCGGCAAGGTTGTTGATCGGCGGCTGCGTGATGTGCACTACGTTGTTGACCGGAGCGGAAATCTTCGCGATCCCCTCGCCAGTGCTGGCAAGGTTACCATAGACCTTGCTAGTGTACATCGCCTGGATCAGCGCGCCGTTGCTGACGAGGATCGGGCGAGAAATGACTTGACCGGAGACGGTCGCGCTGTCAAATTGCATCAGGTTGGAGCGGACGAAATCCACACCCAACACGCGGCCATACACGCCTTCGCGGAACGACGGCGACTGGTCGCGAGTCTGGAGGTACTGACGGAACTCGGTGTCGCTCTGCAATGATCCATATGCGATATCATCGATGAACATTGTGTAATTTCCGCGCACGCCGTTGGCACGCATGCGGTTCATTGCGGAACGAATCGTTGCCATGTTCAGCACGTCGCCGGAAACCAGCTTCGTGGCGTTCGCACGGTTGTTCGGACGGAAGATCGCCGGAGCATTGACCGACACCACAGTGTTACCAAGAGTCGCATTTGTGGTGCTGACAGACGTGGAGAGAGTCAGAACGCCCGAGAAACCACCGCCATTGCCGAGCGAATCCCCCGGAGTGGTGGATGAGTTTGAGCTAGAACCAGAGAAGGTCAAGTTCTTGAGGCGGAACGGAAGCGTCGCAGGCGCAGTACCATCGGCCACAGCCGCAGTGCAGCTATACGAGGTGCCATTGATCTTCACGGTCAGCGGGTTGCCGGAGGAAACCGGAGCCATCGTGCCAGCAGAGTTGATCGTTTCAAAGAAACCACGAACGTCATTGACCTGCACGGCGGTGCCGGGCGAACCCAGAGTCGCGCTCACATAGGTGTTGTAACCCATATAGCCATCCATCAGCGCGTTCAGCGCCAGGGTGTCCATCGAACGGCGAGCACCTTCACCAAGGGCATAGGCGTTCTGGAGGAACAGGCTCTGGATAACCTGAATATCAGACGCCATCTGGAGGTTCATATAATCCGCATACGGATCAATACCGAGCACGAACTGCTCATCGGCATAGCTGCTGGCGGTCAGGCCGTCAGTGATGTCGGTGTTTGTTCTGGCAGCGATAGGGCTGGTCTTCACGCCCAACAGGCCCATGCGGGTGTCGGTGATGGTGCTGCCAATGCGCCCAGCGAAATCATAGGGTTCGGCAGTTTCAGCGAAGCCAAGTTCGGCGGTGATCGCCTGCTTGAACGTGTGCGCGAGCAAGCCGGTCTGAATCGTGTTGGTCAGCGCGGCATTGATATTTTCATAATTAGCGTAGGCCATAGTTAATTCCTAGAGGGACGATTGAATAATGATTAAATGTCCCCGCATCTAATCATTAGCGATAGCCCGGAATCTTCACACCCATTGCACGGAGATGACCGATGAACTGCTCACGATCCATCGACTCGAAGTCGGTGTTCGTATCGGTTTTCATCGGCGGCTGTTCCGCATTGCTCGACGTGTTACTCTGAACGAACAAATACGGCTTGGCAGCTTTGATCTCCGCAATGAGTTCCGAAGCATTCTTCACTTCGCCATCATTACTAAACTTGACCTTGGAATCGAGGTCCTTGCTCATGATCTCAAAAAGATCATTGAAGTCACTCACCCCTGCTCTTTCTGCGTGATGCCGCAGTTCTTGTTTCACCTGACGCGCTTTCGATACCCGGTCGCGTTCCGCCAGTTCCTTCTCCATAATCTCTTTGGCGGTGGAGTTGGCTTTCGCTTCGACTTCGGCGCGAAGTGCTTCCAACTTTTGGTTGGCTAGTTCTTCTGCGCGGGTATCATTCGTTTCTTTAAGCATCAGACGATATTTGGCATTTTCCTTCCGGAGTTCCTTGACGAGATCAGAATAATCTCGAACCTCGGACTCTTTCGGGCCAATGTTGGCAGTTTTAGCACCAGATGACTCATGCTCTACAGGAGTGTCGGTGATGGTTTCTTCGGTCATAATGAGGCTCTACCTCCGGTTCAATCCACGGACTCGTTCCACGGCATTGTTTTTTATTTAGTGCTAAGACCGTGTGACCGTTTTTGTCTTGCTGACGGGGCGCTTGACGGAACTCTTAGCGGGTGCCGGTTTCGCTTTGATCAGCGCCGTTTCGGTCTCGATCTCGCGGTCCTGGTCATCATCCTGTTCGGATTTGACCCGATCCGCCTCATCTTCCTCATCGCCAAAATCGATGTATGAGCGTGCGTTCTCACGGGCTGTGGATTTCGAGAAAATGCCGCTCTCTACCAATAATTGCCATGCTTGCGCTTCTAGTTGCAGATCAAACGGGGTAGGCGGGAAATAATCCGTCCAAGTGAGATTGATTTCCATGCTCGGATCAACCTTCGGCGCTGGCTTTTTGAGCAACAAGATCGGCTTGCTGGTATTCTGGCGTTTCGACGCAATATCGATCATCATTTCCAACAGCGGCAGAATACCATTGTCGCCATATTGCACGCGCAAATGGCTGGCCAATCTGACCATCGGGCTATACAGTAGACGCTGCGCGACACTGGAATTACTGGTGGCCAATTTGTCTGGGTCGGCGCGGCTGCCATGAATCGCTTCCATCACACCATTGCGCATCTCTTGCACATGCTCTAGAATAGCGGCGGACGCATTTCCCGATATTTCTAAAAGTTTCGCATCTCCTTCCACATCGAGAATAATTGCGTTGGACGAATCTCGGTTGATTGCCTGTCCAAGTTCTTCCGGCGTCCGCGTTTTGAATACTGTCATCGGGTCAGCCGAATAACGCAGACTGCGATCAGCGCGTGACAGCGCGTAATCGATGGCAACCGCCCCCTCGATGCCCGGCTCAAATGTACAACGCCCGTCAATTTTCGAGCCAGAACCAACCAAATTGCGTATCCACACCCACGGTACAAACCCCAGATTGTGAACAACGGAATTGTTGGGATCACGCGTCGGGCTGAATTTGCCCTCCCGCATCCGCAGGCCGTCATCCAGTGTGTAGGGATAATAGGCTAGTTCTTCATTGCGATCCCACACGCGATGATACCACCACAACAGCTTCAACTTTTCTTTCGGAATCGCATAACCAAGATCAACGAGATCGGAACCGAGAACTTTACGACGCTCAGTCACGCTGACCAGCTTGTCTGGCTCGTCACGGTCGTATTTCGGTGTCAGGAAAATTGTGTCAAAAACTTCCAGGAAGAATCTCTGCGCCGAAACCTTCAGGAATATCGCCGCCGATCCGATTGAACCGCGTGTTGCAGCGTCCTGAAAATGTTCCACCATCCGTGTGTCTTTGATCGCCTTGGTGATGAATTCCTTAGTAGATTCATCGTCTAGCAGAAATGATGGGAAGCGATCCTCTCCGAACAGAAACGAAACCGACTCTTCGACCACGGTGCGCAGGATGTTGACGCCATAATTGATCGATGGCGCGCGATGTTCCTCCTGCACATAGCAGGACGAAACAAACTCGTTATGATATTGATAATCAAAGCAATCATAGATTTCGCCATTGAGAATCTTTTTATAGATCATCAGGTCATAATAACGACTTGGAAAATCCGGGTCTTGTGGAAATTTCTTACGGATGATTTGATACACGCGGTTGATCCCGGCTTAGATATTCGATATTTAAGAAAATTACCGTTGTCTTAGCTTTGGAATCATCATCAACTGTGGTTTGCACATAACTTGGAACACGTAGGCGATCCCATAGCGCAGTGAATCCGCTGGATCGGAGTTCTTATCATGCAGCGGGCCAATGGCGTTGTCATATTTGTCTAACTTCGCCTTGTATTGTGCAAGCGATTCGATTCCATCCTCGCATTTACGCGCATCGAAACGACATTGCGGCAGATGACGGCGAACAATTTCGATACCATCTTCCAACGTATGCGGCGGACATTGCACGCAAAGCATCCCAGCCTGTCGCGCCAATGACAGGCGATCCACCTGTGCTCCCCACTCATGCACGCGGATGTCGTGCGGCATGATCAGTTTACCGCGCTTATAACCGAAATTCTGTTCCCGCAGACGCACGATTTCGGCAGTTTCTGCTAGGCCGGTGCCGACGTTGCATTCAAAATCAATGAAATTGACGTTGTGTTCACGAGTTATCGGATCGAGAATGATCTGGAACCACCAGATTGCAGTCGCGTCATTTCTGCCGATATCGAAACAGCAATGCGTGAGCAGATCAGGCCGGTACAAATCATCATAGGTAATTCGACCATTGGCGCGTAGTTCAGCTATCTGTTTGGCATAGTAAGCACCTCTGTTGGACGCTTCCCATGAGCAATTATGCACTGCGCGGTTGTTAACAACGTAGCTTTCATCGCATAGAACGCTGATATTGTGAACCGGGCCGCTATAGAACTCGGTTGTTACACTCCTGACCTGTCCCAGCATGCCATTTTTGGCAGAACGTAATTTGTAGTTACGTTTCTGGACATCATAAAGCGTAGTCTCTTGAAGCTCCACTGAGTAGGATTCGCGGCAATTGACCGTGCGCCCTTCGATGATCGCCTGACCGGAAGGTCTAGTGGTATAGGCCCCCGCCAAACCAAGACTGGCACCGAGAAGCTGAACCTGCATCGCCAGTGTCTCCGAGACAGTCGTGTACATGTAGGCGCGCCGTCTGTTCGGGCCGCGTAGATCGGGTGACTTGATGTGACCATCCCCGTCCACGAGAGTATCAAACACCAATCTCTCATGACCAGAGATCAGTGATAACGGAATTCTTTTATACGGGGCCAAGCATCCGCAGTTGACCATCAGAAAGTCAGCAAGAGTCACGTCATTGCAATTGACTATGATAACACTCCCCGAAATCTTGACCGTCGATTCGCGCTTCAACGCCGCTAGGCAGTCCTGTATCCGTTGAGCGAATGTCGTTTCGTGTGATCCCAACGAAAAATTAATCGCGTTGCCTGATACGTTTCCTTCTGCGATGAACCATGCAATGAGTTCCGCCAATGCCGAGGATATAATTGGCGTT